GTACTGCTAAAAACGCGTCAAAAAAACGTGCGATGTTGTCATCAGTTACCGACCCATGTTTCCATTGTCACGCACGCCTCGCGCTCACCGATCAGCAGCCTTTTCTGTGGAGCGGTATCCACCCGGTCACGAACTTCTTTTGCGTGGTACACATACGCTGCGGCGCTGGTATAGATCGGTACGCCAGCCTCCTGCAATCTCACACACTGGTGAAGGTCTGACGCGCTCCCACTGTATGTTCCGAACGGGAATCGTAGCCAATGATCTCGACTCATTGTTGCAAAGGTCATTGCGTGAAAGTATGTGCGCTGGGTGTTGTGCATTGCGTGTGCGGTGGCGAGCGGTGTGAAGTTGTACGCGTCGCGTCGTGGCCAGTTGACATCCGCACTGAATGGTGTGGGTTGGTAGGTAGATAGTCCGCAAGATGCGTCAATGTTCACCCATCCGCATGCTACTGCGTTGGAGTGCTGGTCGTGAATGCAAAGTACCTCGTGGAATGCTGCGATCGTTGGGATCGTGTCGTCACTGATAATGCTGTACCTATCGTAACTGGTGGTATTCACTACATCCCGAACGACGGCTTCCAGTTCGGTTTCGGTGTAGTTAGATAGCCACGCTTTGTCGACAGGTAATCGTCTGATGGTCGTGATCGCCTCGGGAATTTGTCGTGGATTCATAATCATAAGAAGTGTTCGCATTACTGGTCCTGCTGCATGTAAGCGTTGATGATGGTCTGCGTTTCGTGATCGCCGTGTTCGATTCGATTGTGGCAGTGGTGGCAAAGGGTCACGAGGTTTTCGGGGCTGTCTGCGCCGCCTTGATTGCGGGCAATGATGTGGTGCACAGCGAGGCGATGAGTGCTAGTGCACGCAACACACTGTTGGTAGTCGCGTTGAATAACGTGAGCTCGTAATCGATTCCATTCAGCGGTGTGATAGTACGCGCGTTGCTGATTGTGCTTGCGGTTGTGTTGTGGCTTGCAGGTGTCACATCGTTGCCCGGTGTTCGCGGTAAGCAGGCCACATGATCGGCATGGGCGTTTGATAATGATTGGATCGCTCACAGATTGCCGGTGTCCTTGCGTATTACCTTTGGGCGCTGTGCGAATAGCGAATTGCATACCTCTTGAGCAGTGTGCTGAACGCTTGGCTTGTGCGCCTGATGGAACGCTTCAAGTGCGTAACTGTTTGCGCTCGATGCTGGTAGGGATGCTTCACAATTAAAGCTTGCTGCATCCATCGTGCCTGCACGTTTTCGGCGCTGATTCTGTATTCGCTCGTAATCATGCGCCTGGAAGCGGTCGTCCGCTCCCGGATCTACTGTCTGGCCAATAGCATGAACGCTTTCAACGAATCGGTGCACATGCGACTCGGCACTCCCACCCAGCTTTTTGCTTGGAACCACAGGTTCCTTACGTGTTGCGGGCGGCACCCCATTCTCGCTGCGATGCTTTCGAACGTCCATTGGTTGCCGATGCTCCCATCGTCGTTGATGCCCATCACCATCGTGTAGACATATGCGTGTGCATGCGTCCATTTGAAGCCTTCGCAGAACGTTCCGTGGGGTACATGAATAGCGGCGTTGATGGTATCGGCAACGAACTGCCACAACGCTTCTGATAGGTCTGCGCTAACACGCCGCGCGATGCTGGCTTCGACCGTTGGTGCGACGTAGTTCTCAAACGCGCGCAGCTGCTTCGATTCAACGCGTCCCTGACTGGGGAGTAGTTTGAGTGCACCGTCACGGGTACCTTCCTTACCGGATGCGAGCTGGCGCGCAAAGTAGTCGTCAAGTTCAGCGATTGGCAGCTGTACGAATCGTTCTGCCTTTTTGATGCGGTACTGATTCCACCCTGAGCTTTGTAATACCTCAACCGCGCTTGCGGCTTCTTGCTCGTCTTGAGTGTTCACGTATTGGTCTGCGATCTGGCGTTCTGCCAGGACCCTCAGCCGCGCGTTTGCGTTCTGCTGTAACAGGTTATCGTCGGCGATTCGGATGAGCTCTTCGAGCGTGCAGTGGCCATTGATGATGCGTTCTACTTGGGCAGGGTCCATAGGAGTCCTCCGGCGAGTAGCAGGGTGAGCAGGGTAGTGGTGTTTCGTTTGACCCAAGATGCGCGTACTTGTTCTGAAACATCACATTGATCGGCTGCAACCAGGCGCGCTTCTTGCGCGGCCTTCAAGCGTTTGTAATCACCGACGATGCCTGCTGCGTCACTGATTTCGACAACACCATCAATGATCAGAACGCTGTTGTGCCGAGCGTTGTCGGCGCGCCACTGTTCCATCTCGGAAATCATTACCGCGCAGCGTGCGAGCTCTGTGCATGTCAACGCTTGATCAGTCCTCATATTCGTGACCCAACGCTTTTGCCACCCACTCTGCAGCGATGATGGTAGCGTGGTCCTCGCTGATGCGCTCTCCGTTGTCTGGAATGCGCAATTCGTGCCATACCGCGCGGATGAGTTCAGCTTGTTGCCGAACGATTCGCAGGTCTTGCTCGTGGTTAAGCATGTCGGCGATTTGGTCATCGGTGAGGAACCCGTCGTCAGACATGCTCACCTCGCGCTGCTAGTTCTGCCTCGTACACAATGCGATCTGCTTCTTCCTGAAGTGCCTCGAACCGCAAACGGGGTGTGGGGATATGAAAGAGCTTGTCGCCATACGTTCTCGCGCCTTCGGCAAATCGGACACCAGCAAGAAACAGGGCGGCGTCGGCTGGTGTGAAGGTACCGATGATGCGTGCGAGCTGTTCGGCGAATGGCATCCCTGCCGTTTCGCGGATCGATGCTGGGCAGTTGCATTCGGGTGGGGTGCAGGTGTCGCACACTACGTCGGCTCCTTCTCGGTGTGTGCTCCGAGCCAGTCTGCGAGTTCCATAAGGCACGCTGGGCACAGTTCCACGCTTCGTTCCTGTACAGGAATGGTGGTGGTCTTTGTCGTAACTCTCAGCGCGGGGATGCCTTCGTCGAAGGATGCGCACCGGTCGCACTGGTAGGCGCTACCCATCGGCGAGCTCGCGTCGGCGGATGGTGTATGCGATCTCCCGGCGCTGCTGCGCTATCCATCCGGCTACGTCTTTTCCGATCACTTGCTCGTATCCGTCCGTTTCCCGCTTCCAGATGCGTGGTGTGTCTGGGTGTAGCACTGGTGGTTGTAGCCACGGTGGAACAATGCCACCGTTGTGTGGTGGTTGTATTTGGCGGATATTCATTTCCAGCCCTTTCGGATTTGGATATTGATCGTGCCGTAGAAACCAATGCGCTTGCGCAGGCCGGGTGCTGCGTCAAGGGTGAGTGGGTGCTGGTGGAATGCGCCGCGGTCGTACACTTTGACGTGATACTTCTTGCCACGCGCCCAAATGGTGAGCCGCATCCCGCAGCGTGCATATCGTGGAGTGAGCGCGGCCACCCACAAACTGCGCTCGGTCAGGGTTTTACCGCACGCAGTTCGATTCCCGTAGAAACCGGGCCCGTACCACGTCATCGACGCAGCATGAGCTGGCATGGCCCAAAGCATGCTAAATGCCAGCACAAGCGTCCCGACAGTTACAGCGTTAAGGCGCGAAATCCGCATCACGATTCCACCCATTTTTGCATTTCGGTGAACAAGCAAAGGGTGAATATGGGGGTGAGTTTCGCAGTTCGCGCGAACGCTGGAAATCGCCGAATCGACGCTCCAATGCGGATGCCCCCGGGACGATTCGAACGTCCGACCTGCGGATTAGAAGTCCGTGCACAGCTCATACCAGTAATGATATTCGCCGCGCAGGACGCATCTCCTTCCCCTGCAAATCAACAATTTTTGAAAGTCACTGCTGGTTGGTTTCGCGCAACGAGATCTGTGGTGTACTTCGCAAACTGAGGGTGAATAATAGGGTGAATAACCCAAGCCGCTAATCAAGCATTTGAGCAAGCAGCTCATCGGCCTTGCTGATGAATGATGGTCGCTTGCTATCAAGCAGGCCACCGTATCGGCTGATAGTCGTTTGCACGCTGCTGTGACCCATGCGCAAACACAGCTCACCCACGTTCACGTCGCCGGTGGCGATCAGTAGGCTGGCATACGTGTCACGCAGGTTGTGCATCTGTAGGCCGGGTAGCGCCCTGCGTGCTTCTTGGTCCAGCACCGTTCGTCGCCACGACGCCCCCAGCGGTCCTCCGGCACGGTTTGGAAACACGAGGGGAACATCGGGAGCGTGCTCGCGCCATTCTTCAAGTGCTTTCACAGCTGGCAGAAGGATCACTGCCGGTCGCTGCTTTCCGCTTTTTGGGTCTTTTAGGTGCCCGCGCCGATCGCTGGCCTGTGCTCTGCGAACATGAACCACCCGATTTGCGAGGTCGATGTCGTCCCACTGAACAGCTCGAAGCTCGCTCCACCTGAGCCCGGTGTAAGCAGCGAACTGGAAAAGCGTTGCATCACGCATCCTGCTGCATGCGGCTGCCACTGCTTGCACTTGTTTAGGTGTTAGCGGCCGTGGTGGCTGTGGCGCGTTCTGAGCGAGGCTGCGTACATCGTCCAGCACTCGAGTTGTGCACAGGCCTTTGGAGCGCCCCCACCGCATCATTGCGCGTAGTGTTCGCAGTGTGCTGTTCGCAGTCGCCGGGCTTGTTGTGTCCGCTACCTTGTCCAGCCAACTGCTGATCTGCGCCACGGTTAGATCATCGGCGCGTACTCCGCCGAGCTCCGGCAGGATGTACATTGCCAGTTTGGCTTTGTAGCCCCTGATCGTGTTGTGTGCGAGTGTGGGCAGGTGTTCGACTTCCCAGCGGGTTGCAATGTGCTCGACGCTGGTGCGTTGCGGATTGTCTCCTGCTTGGACACGTCGTAGGAATGCTTGCGCGTCCTTGTATTTTGCGAACACGCGCTCACGCTTGCCGTACCGCACGCGGTAATACGGGGTTCCTTTTTTTGTGATGCGGTGCATGTGCGCCATGCGCGTAGTTTACGTGGTGATCGCCGGACAGCCATTGCCGCCGATGCCGTTACTCATCGTCGTCTCCGTTGCCGTAGCCGTTGCCGTCGCCGTTGCCGTAGCTGTAGCCGTAGCCGTTGCCGATGCCGTTGCCGTTGCCGTTGCCGATGCCGTTGCCGTAGACGTTGCCGTGGCCGTAGACGTTGCCGTAGCCGTTGCCGTTGCCGTAGCCGTCGCCGATGCCGTAGCCGTACCAGTAGCCATACCCGTCGCCGTAGCCGTCGCCGCTACTCATCGTTGTATCCGTTGCCGTTGCCGTAGCCGTCGCCTTTGTTGCCGCTACTCATCGTAGTCTCCGTCACCGTAGCGATCGTATCCGTATCCGTTGCCGTCGCCGTAGCCGATGCCGTAGCCGCCGTAGCCGCCGCCGTAGCCGTCGCCGTATCCGTATCCGTTGCCGTCTTCGCTTCCGATACCGTAGCCGCTACTCATCGTCCTTTCCGCCTCCGTCGTCGTAGACGTAGCCGTTGCCGTAGCCGTTGCCGTAGCCGTCGCCGTCGCCATAGCCGCCGTAGCCTCCGTCTCCGTTGCTGTAGCCGCCGCCGCCGTAGCCTCCGTCTCCGTAGCCGTAGCCGTCGCCGATGCGGTCGCCGCTACTCACAGATCCACACCATCAACGACATCAATCACAGCAATCACATTCTGTTCGCAAACAGTCATACTGCCGAAGAAGTCAAGCACCGTCTTATCCGTCTTACCCTCAAGCGCGAGCTGTCCGAGGCCTTTTGTTGTACCCCAGCGGCGGATCACACTCGCATTGGTGTAGTTCACGCCGTCGCCGGTGTCACTTCCGACGAATACCCATCCATTAGTACAGATAACGATCTTGCGGTCGCCTGTAGCTGCTCCGACTGGTGTGTATTCCATGCCGTTGATAGTGATGTTTTCGCTCATTGTTTTCTCCTTGTGGTATCGGTGTTGAAATTTTACGCGCCGCGCCTCGGAAATGGCACTAGCTCTCCAGGCACCGCATAAACCGGATTCGGCACATCAACGTTATGACACTCAACCGCGCGCCTACTCGCCCACGCTTTGATCGCTTCGACATCCTGCGGACTGAAACGAATAGTCCGCCCCAAACGATGATGCGGAATCTTCCGCTCCCGACACCAATGCTGAATAGTGCGCGAACTCATACCAAGCTCGTTCGCAAGATCATTGCAACTCAACCACTTCATACCGTCACACCCTTCTCCTCAGCATCAAGAATCAACAATCGAAGATCGGCCAACGCCGCATCCCGCCCCGCGCTATCGCTAGCAAACACATACGTGTACGCAGCCTCCAAAATGCCATCAATCAACTGCTCTCGGAATCTGTCCTCAACGGCCAACTTGTTGCGGAAATACTCTTCCAGATTCGCGTCGCTGCTCATGCGCTCTTACCTACCAACCGGCGATCTTTGCCATCCAAACGAACACTGATACACATCTCAGCCAATCGCGACACCAACCGATCGCCAAGACGATCACGCAACTGCACACCAGTGAGATTCGTTGTCACAAACAACGGCAAACAATTCCGATACCGCTCATCCACAATGCGATACAGCTGCTCACTCACCCACTCAGTCGGGCGCTCAACCCCAAGATCATCAATCACCAACAGCTCACTTGGTACAAGCTCGATGCGTTCGCCGTCATACGACTTTCTGATGCGTTCCAACAAATCAGCAGCGGTGTAGAACTGAGCATCAGGAACGCGGTCACGCGTCGCATAGAACGCCCAGCGACGCCACCACGCCCATGCCTGAAAGGTTTTTCCCGTCCCGGTTGGACCCGTCAGGATCACACTCGCATCGGTCGGTAGATCTGACAGCTCTGCAACTAGCTGATTGCTATACGCATGCTGATACCGCGGCCAAACACGCTTGCGGACATACCCGATAATCGCGTCGATTCGTTCCTGCCGCGCAGCAGCAGCCAGCCACATTTCCCCGCGGTGCTTCTGCTCGTCAGTTAGCAAAGCCAGCTGGCCCTCATCCAGATAACTACTCAACGGGAAGTGTGGTGATCCGCTGGGCAACGGCTCTGACCATTTTTTCCAACTACTCATTGCCGCCTCCCACGATGATGCTGTTTGTTGCAAAGAACGCGTCGTACTCGTCGTTCGTTGTTTTGCTCAGGTGCGGCTGCACGACTGCGCGCAGAGTTGTAGCCCGTCCTGGGTTTGTGTGCAGCGAAAGTCCGCGTTCGATTTCTTCCGTTGATGCCAACCTGTAGGCGATTTCTAACTTTGGCTTGCCGTCATTTTCACCCCGCCAGAATGGGTCACGGCTGTAACCTGTTAGCGCCTGCTTGATTTGATCAACTGTCCATCCGTCTGCAATACGCGCTTTGATGCGTTGTCGTCGTTTAGGCGACAGCTTCGGCTTTGGGCCTTTTCCGGTGTATGTCAGTGAAACCCAGTGGTCAAATATCTCTGCAATGTCGGCAGAGCCGGACGGCTTCTCCGACAAGATAACGTTAGTTATCTCTTGTTTATTGGTTGAAGTTGAAGTTGAAGTTATGGGGGCAACCATTTCGTGCCCTTCGCTGCCCCTAGGGCAGACCACGCCGTTTTGCAGGATGTTTTCCGGCGGAGTTGGAGATTTCCTCAACCCGCGCTTTCGGAGAAAGTCCGCTGATTGATGCTTGTCGTGTCCAATAACGTGCAGATATTTGCGGCCATCGTGCTCCCAAACGGCCAACAATCCAAGCTGATGCAGCTCGTCTACAGCATGCTGAACCTTGTTTTCGGTCACGCCCGCAACGCCTGGCGCTGCTTCTTGCCACACGTCCCACGGATCCGCGCTCATGGTGCCGTAGTTGTCCGACGCCATATAGATGCGCCAGTACATACGCTCGCCCATGCACGATGCTTTTGCGAGCTTGCGGCTGCGGATCGCTCCCGTAGTCAAAATCTTGCGACGCGCGTTCATCGCAGGTACCCAGCTTCGCGTCCACGGTAAATTGCACCAATCACGTACTTGTGAGATGGCACAGCATGCCTTGTTGCAGCTTTTACTCCGTAGGCAATCTCGTCGCCAGTTGTATCGAACGGGGCAGATACCAGATACGAAAGTTCTTGGCGATATTTTCGCGCACTCATGCATGAAACTTCCTTCCATGCACGCAATAGAATCGTGTTTTCGCCAAACATTTTTTCTATGTCGCGAGCACGAACCTTCGGAAGCGCATTTTCGCTACTTGGATCGTTCCATGTCGGAAATTCCCGCACGAGAACTTTTGCAGCTGAAATAACATCATCAAGGCTGCCGGTTCGCTCAAACCACTCGCCGTGTACACGATAACGCTCAAACCTTTTGTGCAATCGGCGTTCATCTTCGGCAACGCCTGGAACAAACGCCTCGAGCGTAAGTTGCGCTGCGCTTGCAGTCTGCAGCCTTTTCAACCGCGAGAATGGATTTTCAGCCACTCCAATCTTGACATGCTCTCCATTAGATATGAAATACACCCATGACATGCGACTCCCCTTTCCGCATTTTTTTGCTGTGTTATTTGATTGCGTCCCCACCCAATCCGGCCAGCCGCGAAACGGCCACCGAAACCCTGTGTGCGCCTTCCGTCCACTCCTTTGATGCGTAGACGCGCGCGATCTGCGAGTCGTCGCGGATCCAGCCCGCGTCCGTGATCGCGTCGTAGATACTGCGCTGCAGCTTGTCGATGTCGCCGATGCCACGCGATAACACCCACACGGGAGCGTCGTCGCGCAGCACGAGGCCCGACTTGCGCTGGTAGTAGTGCGACTTCGGCCTGGCGAATGCGAACACCACATTCACTGCCACTGGACCTTCGATCGGTTGCTTTGGTTTGTTGGCTGCTTCCTGCGCACAGAGCTTCACGAGGTCTCGCCAGTCGCGGTGCCCTGTGCTGGATTCGCGCATCTGGGCACGGCCCGTGTATTTGTTCACGAACGCTGTTTTTGAGCCTTGCGGCCGCGCACGGCCGTACACGGTGAGCTCGTACACACTACTCATGCGCTCACCTCGCGGTACGCACGCCGCTGGATATGTGTACCATCCGGAGAGCTCACTTGCCCGTCGAAGTTGTGAGTGAACACAACACTGGGCTTGTACGCGGTTATGGTACTTAACCCGCGAGCGTGTACCGTGACCTCATTACCGGAGGTGACGTGGCATCCCCCATACGCATACACGACGCATTGATCAAACGCGTGCACTTTTGTCTCTGAGTACGCGCGGATGGTGCATTCACCTCGAGCGGTGACTGTTGCGTGTTGGCGCGCATCGATACGCACTTCGCCTTTGGCGCGAACGCTCGTGTGCCCGTTTGCTATTACTCGAGCTCGGAGTTCGGCGTGTACTGATGCTAGGTGGTGTGCGGTGACGATTGAATCACCGGATGCCTCCACGAAGGAACTATTTTGCGCCCACACCTGTGCGTTACTTGACGCGTGGATTGTGGCAACATCGGCGGCGTGTACCCACGAGTCGCGCGCCGCAAATACTGTGGTGGTGTCTGTCGCGTACACGCGAGTGTTTGGACAGGCCCATACCGTTGCCTTTTCAGCAGCGGTGACGGTCATTCCTTTCGCTAGGTTGAAATCGGCCATACCGCTGCAAATAATCGTCGCGCCACTCGCGACAGCTTGCGGGTAGCGCTCGGTGAGCTCGTCGTTGGAGTACACCCGAATTATTGGTACTTGCTCCCCCATAACCATTCCCCTTCTATTCCTCGTCGTGCTCGTCGCGTACTGCCGGTAGCACCCCGAATCGTGCCGCTTCGATGTCTGCGCACTCGATGCAGAACTCGGCAGTGATTGTCAGTGGTCGCCCGGTGTGGTCGTTGGTGTGCAGCTGGAATTCGGCACCTGGTTTACCGGTGTAGAACGCGGCGCACTGACCGTTGCAAATGAAGCCACGCGTCATGCTGCACCCCCGCGTTTCACCGACCGTCCTTGTGAAAGCGCATCCGACACTGGGAGCGTTTCGTGCACTGGGTCGGCGCTGCGCTCATCGTCAGCGATGTCGCCGTAGTCTGTGGGCTCGCCGAATCGTTCTGCGAACTTTGGGTGATTTACCACGGTGGCGTACTGCTTCCGTAGCTGTTTCACACCTTCGGGTTTGAGCCCTCCTACCGTTCCGTCGGATTTCGCCCAGTACCCTTTCGCGTCCACTTTGAATACCGGCATTGCGTACAGATATGCACCTACGCCGAACTCCACCCCGGCGCGTTTGATTGCATCACTGGTTGCGCTTTTGACACTTGCGGCGCTGGGCTTGCTGGATGCGATCTGTCCCATGCCACTTCGGGTAACACCTTTTACGGTGAGGTGGCACCATGTTGGTGCGTGCAGGTTATGTCCGACTGGATCGCTGTGGTTGGCTGCAAGAAACTCGAAGCGAGCTGTCCACGCAGGGTCAATCTCTGTAATGCGTTCTGCGGTTAGGCGCGCATCAAGGTACACGAGGCAGCGCACGTTCCCAGCTGCGTCTGGTTTTTTTTGGTCGGCTCGCCACTTCACAGCTTCCGGGGTGAACGGTCGGCGTAGGTGTCGCACATCATCAGTGTTCAGCATGATGCCGCTCCTTGTACTTCGATCACGTTCCGCGCTGTTTCGATCGTTGCAAGTGCTTCTGCGAGTGCGTCGATCGCGGTTTCTAACTCGACTGCGATTTTGCCGAAGTGGTGTGTTTCGAAGCGGTGTGCGGCAACAATCATGTCGATGTGTGCACGCTTAAGAATTGATTGGTGCCAGGACAGGTCAGCGAGCTGCATGAACAGCCTCCAATGGTAGGTCGTAGTCGGCGGCGATTGCGATCGCGTCGATGTCGTAATAGGGGTAGAGGCGGCCACACGCGGATGGGGGATGTGCAGTTGTTGCACGTTCCATCGATGTCATCATCAGCAACGATGGGTTTGTATTTGGAAGGGTGCGTGTGGCCGCCTCCCTCGGGTTGCTAGTGGGCTTCCCGAAGCCTTTAAGGTTGTTGCGTGCTGCTGCGCGTCGCGCCATTTCGCGGTACTGTTCGTGGGTGAGGGTCATTGGTTGCCCTCTTCCATGTCGCGACGCTTGATGTAGTGGTGATGCGACCACGCTCCGATTGCAACACCAATCAGGTAGGGGCCCCAGATGTAAATCGATACGCTCATCGTGCGCCCTCGCTCGTGTTGAGGAGGTGGTGGCGTTCGACAGCGGCGGCCATGATGCTTAGGCGTTGCGCGGTTGCTGATGCTTGTTGGCGTAGGTCGCGTGTGGTGGTCGCGTGGAGTTTGGTGAGTGCGTGGTCAAAGATGGTGATGCACTCGCGGAGCTCGCGGATCGCGGTGGTGAAATCGTGTGTGGTGCACGTACAGGTTTCTGGGTACGCTGACGCGCGGGGTGTGGTGGGTGGCATAGGATGGTTTCCCCCGGGTTCGTGTTAGGCGGTCTGGGTGGCGGGTCGCTTCGGGTTGGTAGCTGGGAGCGGCCCGTTGTTGTTAATCGTGATGGTGAGAAGTCCGGCGTCGATGTAGCGTTGTATGACTCCGCCGCGGGGTGTCATCAGCCCTTCTTCCCACCGGTACACATTGACTTCTGATAGGTCAAGCAGTGCGGCAATTTCTCGCCGCTTCAGCCCCCTGCTGATTCTTGCGTGTTTAAGTGATTCGGAGATGTTCACTACTGCTCCTTGTGGATCTGACAGGAGAAGAATACACAAATCGCAGTACGTTTGAAACGTTTTAAGTAACTTTTGTTTGCAATGATATTTCCAATGCTGCTATTTCGCAGCATAATTCCGCATTGCAGCGTACTTCAGTAAACTGAGAGGTGTGAAAAACAATGTCGACACGTCGGAGATCGTGCGCGCTGTTCTTAGGGATCAGCGCATGACACACAAGGAGCTCGCTGAATACGCGGGTGTAACGTCCACGCAGATCGGACGGTGGACGCGTCCTGAGTCTATGCCGAGGCCGCGAAAACTCGCTGCCACATTGGAGCGGCTTGGTTTGAACCCTGTTGACTACGGTTTGCGGCCGTCGTCCACGATCCCGCCACAACCCTCAAGGACCGCGAGTAGCGGTGATGAGATGCTGGCAGCGTTGTATGAAATAAACGCAAAGCTGGATCGCGTTCTACGCGCTTTGCAACACCCACCACGCTGACAAGCTACTTTTCACCCCTTCCGGGGGGGGGGGGGGAAAATCGGGTATCCGCACGAATCCAAACCCACCAGCTCGTCAATCAACTCACGCACACGAGCAATACGATCCGCAAGCTCACGCTCAGCAACGACCAGCCGCCCAATCAGCATATGACGATCAGCGGGCAGCATTAGCCCTTCAAACACTTCGGTCAGTAGACGATCACACATCTACCTTGGTATCGCAAATCGTCTTGCAATCGTCTTGCAACGCCACAACGCGTCACGCATCAAACACCTGATCACGCCACACAAGCCGCCCACGAGCCTGATCAAACCGTGCAAGCTCCACGTTCCAGTACCCGTCGGAGTGAATCACCAGCGTTGCGAACCCTTGTTGCGCATCTGGATCAGCAACATACCCCAGATCCCGACGTGCCATCATCCCAACGCTCACATTCACATGCTGCACCGCATCACCATCCCGGTACCGCACAACATACGTAATAGCTTGTTTATGATCGTGACCTTGTGCGCGACTTCCCTCATGCCTTGCAGCTGCTTTGACCGCACCGCCCACCGGCCCTGCATGCGTTCCATGCGTTACTACCAAGCCTCGCGCTAACCGCAAACTCGCGGCGTGGTATTCACCCACCGCGCGGTGCACGCGCACACCCAACTGGTCCAACCCCAGCATGAATTCCAGATCCCACCAAGGGTGCTCTTCTCCCGGTCGGCGCAACTCATACGCATCAGGAAGCCGCTCAAGCGTCGCGATCTGCAACCGCAAATCGTGATTACCCGGCAACTGATCCGCTTCACACCACCCAGCAGCATCAAGCGAACGACGCCACCAATCATGCGCGGCCTGGTAACATTCGTTCAGAGTGTCATTGAACGCGGCGTGCAAGTTCGGGCGGTGCCGACTCGGCTTTGACGCATTAACGAGATCCCCAAGGCCCACTATGCGATCAGGTTGATTCTCGGCAAGCCATGCAAGCCAGCACGCGTCGAGCTGCTCGTCGTGGTGTGGGCAATGCTGATCACTCACCAACGCAATGAGCTGCGAACGCTCACTCTCAGTGCGCTGTGCGCGCCTTTGCGGCGCTGCGAACACCTCCGGGCGTGCTGGTATCAACCCGCTCGCAGAACGCTTCCTACGAGCTGTGACAGCGACTTGATACTTTTTCGGTTCGTTCGAACCGTCCACGCCCTGCACTCGGCTTTTATACTCGACAAGTTCGAACTCAGCAGGATCAACATGATGCTCTGCGAGAACATCGTCGGCGGTCATGCGACGACCCGAATGCGCCTCCGTGACAATCCGCACGGCGTCAGGGGTTATCTGCGCCCCTGCCTCGTCGAACATTACTTCGAGGTTTACACCGCCGCTGCGATTCTGGTTTGAGGTGCGCGCGTTGTTTGGGTGCTCGCTGCGTATCCCATACCGAGTGGCCCACCTCTGCAGCGTTGTCCGTTTGATACCAGTTACACGAGCAGTGGCGGCGATGCTGCCACACTCCGCGATCTTCGCAGCTAACGCATCGGCGTTTTGGTACCACAAAAACGCATCCCCTTTGCTGGGTTACTCGTCGTTTTTCTCTGCGGGCAAAATCACCGACTCAAGTTTTTCGATACGCGCCTCGAGGCGGTCAACGGCATCACGCAATGTCTTGCCGCCGTTCGGGTTCAACTCGAAGTGAATCTTCCCGATCTTCGCTTCAATACGTCGACCCATCAGCAGTGCGAATACCAGCACCACACCGGCCACAATGAACATCACATCATTCGGCGTGAAACTCATGCGCGCGCCTTCTTTTTCTCAGCACGCGCCCACCGCAACACCCTACGCAGCGGAAAGCCATACCCGGGATCCCAATGCCCACCCTGCGGGATGTCACGATGTAAACACACACCATGCTGCACGTTATGCACCAATGGAATATCAAACCGCACCGACAAATATGCCAGCAGCAGCGCCACTTTCTTCAACTGCCTGCGCCGCTGGTACCACGTTTTCACCGTGAAGCGTGCGAACCCAATCATTTCAATGCCAACGCTGTTCGCGTTCGCGCCAGCTGCGTGATAACACATCCGCAGTACAGACGCCCCTTGTCCGACACGCCCTTCCTTGTCGACAACAAAATGGATGCCGAGCTTGTCAGGGGTTCGCTCCAAATACGAGAGCACGCCGATGATGTCACTGTTGCCGGGACGGTCATGCGACTCGGTGCTGTGTAGCACGATGCGGTAAGGACGCTGCGCGCCGTGAGTGTTTCCCGTTGAACGCCGATCGACGTGAATGTGTGGCTTGCGCATAAACACGCCCGCATACACGTTTGGTGTAACTATCCAACAACAATCGGTATGACACGCAGCCACCGATCTTGCCAACGTCCGGTATCAGCTGGCACGCGGTATTGAACACGCAACTCGTCTCCAGCAGCAGCGGTGATATCTAGCACACGGCTGATGCTTTGCCGCAGTCCGGTAAGGTTTGGAGAAGCGGAGTACACACTGTTTGCACTGCCCGCAGCTGCGCTTCCGACCTTCACTGTTTGCTCGATCACACGGTTTGATGTGATGACGCTGAAATCCATTGCACTGCCGTGCGCGACCTCGTACACCCCAGCGAACGGAACTGTGATACTTGGCCCGCTTGTTGCAAGATCCTGATACGCGCCACCTGTAGCAGCTGTTTGTTGTGCTGCGATCTCAACGATCCACGCGCCACCACCGACAAACTCCCACTTGTATGTGCCAGCGTTCTCGTTGTAGCGGAATCTCCACACTACGTTCGCGCTGCTCATTGCACTGGTTTGCACTTGCACAACCATCCCGTTGTACGGGTTCGTGGGTAGTGTGGTGACAATACTTGCCGCGTTTACCTGTCCGCGCTCGAGCTTCTCCACCCGATTCGATTGTTTTCCCAGCATGGCAATAACACGCTGGAAATGATTCGCGCCAAGTGCGAGCTCGTGTTGTGGGCGCTGCGGCAAACCCATCACATACTCCTTGTCTGCAATGCGGATATTGCCTCACGCCCAGTGTCATCAATGTTCACTGATACGCTATACACGCGCTGGGTGGTCTGGAACACGACGCCTTGATCGAATACGACGGGGACGGTATCCCCCACTTCGAAATCGTCGAACACGCGCGGCGCACGAGGCCCAGGTGTAATCGAATACTCGGCCACCATACTGGGATCGGTGTGCGTGTCCAAATAGTATTTTGTTCGATTGGCAAGCACACTGCTGCTTGTTTCTTGTGTGTATGACACAACCGTTTCTAACCGCTTATATGTGTTGCGACTGGTTGCATCCTGATACGTGACACTGCCGAGCTCTGCGGTACCGATCACGTAGTTCGCAACCATGTCAGCGTTTCTGGTGCGCGTCACTGAGACGCAATTGCTGATGGTATTTGCCCCGTATGCGAACACCGCGCCCTGCCGAATAATGCCCCGCCGGTTATACACATTCAGCTGCGCGATCTTCCCTGCGGAGTATTCAATCGGACTGACGCCAACATCAACTCCATCTAGTGCTTCAGAATGCTGTGTAATGACATCGAGGATCGTAGGATTTTCTTCTGCGTAGTCCACGCTGATCGTAGCACTCGACGCTATCAATGCGCTGTTTGTCTGAATGCCGGTATCGTTTGCTGTGTTGGTTGTATCAAGAATTGTTTTGATAATGGTGCCGCGTTGGGTGTTTGCAAATGCGCTTGTTGTGTACCTGCGGGATAGGTAGATCATCGGGTCGAATGCAGTGACAGCGATCTGGTCAATACCGTTCCCGCCGCTTGTTTGCAGCTCGTCTACCCATACTGGTCCGTAGAACCGCAACGTTTTAGTGTTGGTGAGATCGGTGCGGTACGCTTTGATGAATGTGCTACCGGGCTCGACAAGGTTCGCTGCGCTGCTGGTTAGTGGCAGTGTGAATGAGCATACTGTGGGTTGGTTAAGTTGAAGTGTAAGTTGCCGGTCGGTGGCAAGGCTTAGGTCGGCAAGGAGATTGCCTGCCTGGTTGTATAACCCCATCTGCCAGTGTGGTTGTGCCACTACGCGATGACCTCGGCCCACATGCTGCGGTTGGATACGGTCAGCGTGTTTGCACTGGTCTTGTATCGTTGTTCGATTACGTACCACCCCGCTGCAAGCTGGCTAATTTCCAGCGCTGCGATACTTGGTCCAGATGCCACTCCAAACAAGCCCACAGCTACACCACTCGTGACGTTTGTTACATCAGCAGTAGCACCGGCGATTGACGAATAGAACTGAGTTGTTGCTGTGTTAGTCGAAGTTACCGCGCTCGCAAAGCGGCTGGTGAACGTGCCAAGGCTTGTAATTTCATACCCTGCAACAAGCGGCGCAGCGTTATTACCAACTCGACTCCGCAACTGGCTATCGTTCAAAAATAGTGTGATGCCTTGCGTGCCGCTCGCTGCACTAATTTTCCAATGCCCTTCCGAGAAAACCCGGATACGAGCATTCGCGTGAGGAACATACACCGCAACAAAATCAGGAGTCGCCAACCGCGTATAACTCGTGCTCGTCGTTGTCTCCGCCGTCGCCACACTGTTATACGACGCACGCCCAGCAATCGGATTGAGATTCGTGATATTCGCCGTCGTCAGCGTCGTCGCGGCAGCAGGCACACGAATTGCAGCAATCGGCACACAACCCGCAGGAATAGCCGGCCACTGACTCGTCACCAACTGGTGAGTTGCACCAGCATTCGGCGTGCCATCAACAATACGAAAACGGAAACCCGTAACACCACTGGCATCCTCCGCATTGTCCTTAACTTCAAGACACACCAAATCAATCCGCGGATTCGTAGGATCAGCAGACGCCCAGGTATAACCACCATTCGTCTGCGTATTAAACGACGCATCATTCTGCACGTAATACGGACCCTGAAACGAACTCACAGCAGGCAACACAAACCCGCGGCCCGCAGCGATATTTACGTTCATTGCGCCAGCACCATTCTGCGTGACCGCAAAATCACCATTCGCAATAATGCCGGGTAGCGTTACCATCCCGATCGTTGCGTTTCGCACAGCTTTCGCACCATACGTTCCCGTAACAAATCCGGGGCTGCTACTTACAACACTTGTTTGACCAGCCATCGTTCTCTCCTATATCCACGCGTCGCGCATCAACACGCGGGCTTTGGTGCTTGCTGTATAACCACTCGCTGTCATCTGCAATACGTCATCCGTTGGCAAAAACCCGAACCATTTGGATGATGCAAGATCCATCGCGCTGATCATGGACGGTCCAGCATCCTGATACACGACAGTGCGACGGAATAAATCGATCGTCCAATAATCACCCGAAGCGATCGACGCGTTCGGAAATGACAGGGAGCGAACCTCGAGCTCTGGAGTGTTTGACAGATTAGACAACGCAAACCCCGTACACGGCCCATACACCTGCACCAATGGGAACGCTTCCACATTTCCATTGTTCGTGACCGTTACTTGACCCGCCCCACCTGCAGTGAACGTCACCGGAATCGTGAGAGGTATCGTAAATCCACCTCCCGTATCAGTGAGGCTTGCAGTATCAAGATTCGTGACACTGGATTCTGCATAGGGCAGCTCAGTTTGTAGTACCAGTTGCACGCTTTTCAGCGCCCCGCCAACACTGCTCCATGCTGGGGGCTGCACGAGGCGTAGCGCGCGGATTGATCGCTGATGCGCGGTACCAACTCCAAGATCTAAAACCCCGCCGATGTAATCGTTTGCAGCGTACCCAGAAGCACGATCAGCCAGCATATTCCCAGCAAGCTGCATGAAGGTGTCTGCTTGGTTGCGTCGTGTTGTCGCATCACCCGCGTAATTCAACAGCGTCATACTGACGCTCATACCTTCCCGGTATGCTGCGTCGATGTACGAGCCGTGTTGCATCGGACGATTCGCGATCGATGTTTGCAGGCCGCTCTGTATTACGAGCTCTTCGCATAACCACCCGTTTTGAGTATATGGGGGGTCGTTAATAGTGATGCTGCTGCTTCCGGGTGCTGTGAGCGTCATGCGGGTTCCGTATTCGCGCCAGCTCATCCGATCACCAGTCCCGCCGATTGGAACTGGAAGCGGGCTGCTTGGCTTGCCGCGAACATGTCGGGATTACCGGAAAAATATTGTTTGATCACAACGCTCTGAGCGCGAGGCGCGCGGTCCAATGGTGATACCACAGCACCACGCGGCAAACTTAGCATCTCTGGGCCGCGCTCTCCGACAATAACACTGCCTGCGCGCTGCACACGCCCACCATCTGCAAGCAACGGAATGTTCGGCGTGTCCATCTTAAAACCGCCAACACGCCCACCACCCAGTTTCTTCGGTAACGAAATTCCATCAAACCCGAAGCTGAGATTATTCCACTTCCCGATCACCCAGTTGATAACTGTGCGAAACGCGGTCTTGATGCCATCGAACATACCCCTGAAGTTCAAGCTGTCCCGGATCCCATTGAAGAATGTTGATGCTTTCCCCCACGACAGTTTTATGGCACTCCACACTGTGCGTGCTGCACGTCCAACACTACGAAATGCGGTTGCGACTTCTGCGATACCATCACGCACGCCATTGAATACCGCTTTGGCACCACCCCAGACAATGCTTACCGCGCGAAAATATGTTGTTGCAACGGTCTTGATGTACGAGAAATACAGCTTTACGACCGTCCACACGCCACGAAATATCATGGAAAACGCTGGACGCAACTGCGCCCACTTTGCTTGCACCAACTGCAACGCCTGTAACCCGGCAGCCTTTATCCCACCCCACGCAGCGACAGCAACACGAGCCACAACACGAAATACCGCATTTATCACCCCGCGGAAACGCTCACTACGCTTATACGCCACCACGAGCGCACCAGCCAACCCAACAACTGCCAGTACCACCAACCCAACAGGATTCGCCGCCAGCACAAGATTGAATGCAATCGACGCAGCAGTAGCCGCAGCCGTAACAATACGCCACACTTTCAACGCAGCAACAATCGCCAGAATCCCCGCACCAACGGGAATCAACACGCTCCGCCAATCATACAACTTGCGAGCAACACCACCAACAAACCCTGCAACACTCTGCAGCACACCACCAACACGAACCAGTACACCGCGAAGCTTCTCGAGCTGCGAACGCCCCTCAGCGGACTGCAAAAACAAATCAAGTCGAAGCATGGCAGCACTTAACTGGTTCGCGAGATTGCCCATCCCCTTCCCGAGCCCACCAACTATTGTTGCAGTTAGATTATTAAATGTTTCCCGCAGTCGATTGTACGGATCAGCATCCCCCGCAGCATCAGCAGCACCCTTATACCGTTTCTCTAACTCTGCGAGAATCAGCTTCTGAGCATCCAATGTACGACCAGACGCAGCAAACTTTTTCACCTGGTCCTCTTGCTGCTTACTCAACGTAACACCGGCAGTACGCAGCAGCTTCGCTGCCTTCTCTGGCTGATTCAACGCTCGAGCAAGACGCTGCTGAGACGGAATCAAATCTTTTTCGGTACGAGCTGCGTAATCCAACGACACCTGTGACAAGCGATCGAAGATGTCATTGCCCCGACCAGCTTCATTACGGACGTTACGAAACGCAAGAGTTTGCGCAGCAGCATTCTTGATAACCTCATCATCAACACCACTCTTGTACGCAAGCGACGAACTCATCCGATCAATCTGATCAGCACTGATGAACGCCTGATTACCCATTGCGCGAACAGCTGTGGCAACCTGCGCGCTTACCTTGCGCGACTCTCGCAGCTCGTTGATACCGGTGCGGACGCTTAGTGCCATTCCGGCACCCAACGCAACGCCAGTGATTTTTGCGATTCGCCCGAAATCAACACCGATCGCATTTTTAAGTTCACTACTTGCGCGTTTAAACTTCCGAAGCTCGCGCTGTGCCTGTCGGCTGTCACCACGAATTGCAACCAGCAAGTCATACACTCGAGCCATCACAAACTCCGATCAGCTTCAAGTGATAATCCGACGCACGTCTGCGTCTGACAGCTCTCCATCTTCAGACGCATCCAACCCGATGATACTGCGCCCGCTGGCCACCAATAGGTCAAACTCCCACATCGGGAGCTGTGCGGCGCTGCTACGGCTGAGGCCGTACACATGCCGAAGAATGACCACCGCTTCAGCATCCTCCGGCCTTATCCTTCCCCCACCGACTGCTCATCAGCGACCCACTCCAACACATAACTGATCAGCCCCGTGACAGCTTTCACGCCGAGCGCATTCGCACCCTGCACCTGCTCATCACACAACCACCGCAACTTCGCCCCGAACCCCTCAGGATCCGCAAGTGCCGCCTCGGCAAGCTCAATAGCCATCTCCACGAGTTCGCCAATCGTAATGCCGTCATCATCGGCAGCGACCTCGAAACGCTTTGAAACAGCCTTCAATCGCTCGTTACGTGAATGCGTGATATCGGCAAGCGTCCATTCGCCGTGTTCACCCAAGCGTATTACTGGCTTTTCGAGTGCAAATGGGTCAAACGTTTTACTCACAGGATTCCCTCCCCAATAACAACGGCGCGTCCTACACCAGAAAGTTATGCAACACGGTCAATGAGCTTCCACAGCCGCTCAGTCGCAGCTTGCGAAGTGTCGATCGTCGCGCGCATTGTGTATTGCACCACCATCGACTCGTCTTTTTTACCATTCAACTCAACTTCACTCTTCGGCAGCGCCTTCCACACAACTGCACGCCGATAGTAGTTGTTAGAGCTTGACGCACCCGGTCCAAAGACCTCGAACCCGACTGCGTAATATGTTGGAAAGCCATCGGCACCGCTAATCCCAAGTGTGGATTCTGTGCTTCCTGCAGTAATCGTTCCATATCCAAGTGCCTGCCTGATGTTCAAAAGCGTAGCTTCGGACGCTCCGAACGTAACTTCACCAGTCTGCTCAGTAACAAAGTCCGCAACGCTCGCGTTGTACTGATCCACCATCTTCTCGAAATACTCAGTGGATTGCTTGAGGACAACACCACCCTCGGTGAACCCGACCTCAACCCAACTACCACCCCACTCCGTATTCTTCGAAACACTCGATGCGGGCGCTGCGGTTCCCGACGGTGCGATATAAACCCGGCACGGCCCCGGCAGTACAATATTGCTAACGCTTTGCGCCACGATCCTCAACCCCTGTTGCTATACGACAAACAGGCGTGCCGTGCGCGTTGCGCAGTGCAAGCAAAGCATCAGCTTCAGCTTTAGTGAAACCCCTGGCAACCGACCCAACAAGGATCGGAGGATCGCCAAGTACGTCCACGCCACCGGCCGGATTGAGCTCCACCCAAACATTGATCTGCGATGGCTTTTCCGACTTCGCTGCCACGTACACACCCCCGTGTGTACGACCACCCCGCGTGTTAGGTAACTACACGCTCCAACCCGAGATCATCACGCAACTGGTAATACTCAGCTTTCTGACGCCGCCGATACATCGTACGCCACGGATCACGATGCTCCAACGTCACCCGCGGACCATCCAAAAACCGGTGCACACCACCATCAGCAAGATCAGGAAAGTTGCTCTTTCCAATGTCCGGCCGCAAGTTATGTGTCACCCCGACCGCATCATCACCCAAATAGTTGAAGTGTGTGGTATCACTTCGCATGTTTCGCATCACCCGAAACAAGCGGGACTGCAACTGGCCGAACTCCGGATTGATTTCCATATTTCGATAAATGTTCGGGGTGTGCGATGTATTGTTTTTCCCGGTAGTCGTCTGCGGATCGATTCGTTCAATCAAACGAACAGCAGCAACATGCATTGGAGGAGTAATCGTCGCGAGCTCCGCTTTCACATCGAACCCTTCCACCACCACCTCATCAGCATCAATAACAATCACCCAGTCCTCGAACAGTGTTGCAACGCTCTCTACCAAACGAAACCCCAGCGACCGCTTCTCAGCTTCGGTGACACGTTCGACACTAGGCCGGTGCAGCGTCAACGAAATACCAGCCGCATCAGCCGCCAAGCTCACAGCCTCCGATTGTTCTACGCCGCTATTTGCGCGCGCATCGGGAAAATGTGCATACGCTCCATCCACTGCCACCAAGTGATCCACGCCGATCCTGCGCAAACTACTTACAGTGGCCGACAACCAACTCGGTGCCTCGTCATACCAAACCAACACAGCGTGTAATCGCATCACACACCACCCGTAAACTCGCCGCTAACAATCTGCCTCCGGATCTGCTGATCAATCTGCTCGCACAACTCCACAACGCGCACACCGATCCGTAGTGGGAAACCACCACCTTGACGCCACGTTTCGAGCTCGCGTTGCAACGGATCATCATCCGCGAACACCCGGCCCTCCCCGCCAATCACCAGCTTCCGGTCAGCTTCCGAATACCCCCACCCACTACCAACTATGGTGCGACGATTACGATCACTCTGCCACGACGCCACAAACGCGCTGCCATCACTCAGCCTCGCTGTCCACATTCCATCGTGATACCCGACCGCAGCAACCGACAAATTCTCGTTATTAACCATTAACAAGTGCGCTGCGATGTCGTGACACATCAAGTCATACACCGGGCTGGTAGCAGCCGCATGACGAGGAGCTCGAGCACACAACCTGCCATACACCACGGGATTCGGATCCGCAGCCACCAAGCGAGCAACATAAGGAATTGCCTGCTGGAAGCATGTGGTGTGTCCAACGGTGACAGTGGTTTCGTACTCTGCGGCAAGCATCCGCATCCGAACAGCATCCACAAACGATTGCGCTAGCGGCTTCTCTACCCGAACTCGATCAACGTGTGGAGCAACGATTTCAAACACGTCAGCGTGCGTATGTGGTGGAGTAGCGATCACTACGCTGTCACACCCTACAACCGCGTCAGCGACACTGTGCGCGGTATTCGCACCAACACAAGTTGCAAGCGTACGACCCGCTTCCAGATCCGGGTCAAAAACATGGCGGACAAGGAAACCATCCATGTCCCTCAGCTTCGTTGCTACGGTTGACCCCCACCGACCAGCGCCGATGATGCCAACACGCAAAAGGGGGTGCGCGTTCATACACACACCCAGAACCCGAGTTTTCCTAACTAAGCAACATTCGGGTGAGGTATCACATGGAACTCAATCACACACATACTGACCACAGCACCGTTCTCTAACCGGACAACATCGAAGCTAATGCGTTCAATGTCAGACGAACGACACTTATTGCCCAGCGTACGATCAGCACCCAACCCGGTGAGAGCCTTCGCAACGTTCGCGTCTTGATACGCCATAGACTGTTCAGCGTTCGCATCGACAATCTGGTACAGGTAAATATCGAACGATAAACGACGCCACCCATACTTCTGATCGGGCTGGTCCATCGTGTCCGCGCTCCGCAACGACAGGGTTGCCAACGGCGTTTTTGACACATCCCACGGCTCATACTTCCGACACGTAATCCCAGCCGCTTCGATCTGAGTTTTAATCGCGGTGCGAATATCTTGAATGACCGTACCCATCAGCCCCTTGAACCTTCGGGAATGTCGTTCAGTTTTTGCACCACATCACTCATCATCGCCCACTCAACAGCCCGCAACGACTTATCTGCAACCTTGTACTTGCGGCTTCCCGGGTGTTGCACAACTTCTACATTGCGACCACCCGCGATCAACAAACTGCCCCCACGAGTTCGCGCACGGATCTCATGCGGACGGGTACCCGACTCAATCCACGCACCCTTCTGAAAGCGGCCCCCACCACGATTGCCATGCGACAACTCGCCCTGGTATCCAACGCGCACATCATTACCATCATTATGCTTTCGGATATTCCGATGCAGCTCGCCGGTTTTACCCTTTGGAGCGCGACGCTTCATCTCATCAACCAGCGTGTCACCACCATCACCTTGCAGGGATAGTCGCAAAGCCATTGGCAGCCGCTTCTCGAAATTTGTGAGATCTGCTCCGAGCTCGCCAAGCCCGTCAACATCCACAAACAGGCCACCATACCGACCACGACTCAGTGCACGCTTACGCGCCATCAGAGGCCCACCGCGAAGCTCTGCACCCGGTACCGTGCCAGTAACGCAAGCACACTGGTTGGCATCAATACAGCGCCGTACCGATCGCCCTGTGCGGCAAGATCATTGCCCGGGACAGTAGAGTGCTGGCGGTACAACCAAGCAACCAGCTGGTTGCATGCCAACCGTACAGCGTCCGGAACGGTTGGGAACCCCCACACGCCTGTCACCGTCACCTCGCGCCACGGACGCCGCACATTCAAACTGCTACGCGACGCAGGTTCAAAACCCACCAACTCGATACCTTCCCAAACCCCAGCATCTTTGTTGCGCGGCTTCAGGTAGTAATCCTCATTCGCCGTGAGCGTTGTGGGATTCGTTGTGTGCGTATCGATCACAATACTGGTACACGTCTGTAAATCGTACGGCGCGAAATACAACATACCGTTACCACGATACTCGAACACGCGAGCTTGGCTTGCAGTGCTCAACGCTTGGAACTCGCGTCCACAATAATCCTTGATTGCGTCACTTGCTTGCGTAATAAACGAAGATAGCAACGCGTCCATGTCATTCTGTGTGGCATCGGTCAAGCGTAGGAACTCGCGCACGTTAGCGAGTGTTGTCAGATCACCTTGCGGCACTTCTCACCTCGACCTTAGCTAGTTGTTGACGCCACGCACCAACAACGACAGCAGCGCGACCATTATCAATAGCGGTACGTATATGGTCGCGTAACTCGACCGCGTACTTTTCGCGATCGCATAGTGAAGGGGAGCGCGACGCACCCCCGACGCCGCGCTCCCCTCTCCCACTAGCCACCCCGCTAGTTTCTGATCGAAACACCATCACGATCAAACGTCGTTCAGCGCCGTTCCACTCACAACACTGAATGCGCCTGGATACCGCTCCGCGGTGAACGCGATATCCTGCGTGACCTTCACCAGTGTCTGATCTCGCAGGAACTCGGCTTCAGTGCTAAGCGAGAACTGAGGCGCACCACTGAACAGCATTGCCTCCCGGAACACACCAACAATGATGCGATCCTCATCCGTACCAGCACCCAGATTTGTTGGAATGCTCGAGTCCAGATACACAGGAATGCCAAGGATCGAACCAACTGCACGAATACCCTGATCAGCACCTGCAGGACCAGCAAGCTGATACCCAGCAATTGGATTCATCGGCGAACCGTTCACCCCGACCAGTGGGCGCTTGTCAGCATCCACCTGGCTGAGGATCCACGCCCACCTTCGCGGGCTCATCAGAATCGCATCAGGATTCGAATAATGCGCACCCTGCACATCAGCAACAGCGTTCACGATAGCCGGGTACACGTCACCCCACGTAGCCGTTCCAGCATTCGCAGTGGCAACTCCGATCCCGTCAGCGTTAAGAATGCCCTCAATACCGGTCAGCCCGTTACCACTAGCACCCACAATGTCGGTGTTCACCTTGTAAGCCAGCTGGCGTCCAAGATCACGCATCACAACCGCATCAACACCGGGCAAAGACCGCTCCAACAGGAAGTTCGGAATGGTCTGCGCTCCGCCATATCGGAACGCGTTGAACTGCACCGTGTCAAACGCCGCATCAGTTTCACTAAGCGTGTTGTTCTGCGTATGCACACCAATCGAAGTTCCAGTGGACTGCTTCGGCAGATTGATCTGGTCGGTCTTTGCAGGCAGCGGCATCTTCGACACCAGCTGCACAGCAGGCGCACCAGCAACCATCAGCTCAGCGAACATCTCCTGCAAGTGTGCAGGCGCAACCAAGTAACCGCCCTGGCTATCCGTTGTGCTAGACAGTGCACGTACCTGCCGACCAGCGGCTTCATCACGCGCAGAAGCGTAGTGCTTGGACATACGATCGCGTGCTTCAGTGTACTCACGATCAGTAGAGTAACCACTGCGCATGGTATGCATATCAGCAAACCACGAGTGCTCACTCTTATCACCATACGGTGATACCTCGCGCACCTCACCTGAAGGCATCTGCTGGCGTGGTCGTGCAACAAGGCGAATGTCAACATCACCATGCTGGTCCACATCGCCACGCTGCTCCAGTGCTGGTTCGCGATCACCGATCTCCTGTGCACGCTCGTATCGATCAAGCGCGGTGTCCAAACGGGTGATTTCACCCTCGAGCTCCGCGAAGCGTGCCTCTTCAGTTTCGGTCAGCTCATCCTTAGCGGCAAGCGTCTTAAGTTCCGTGACAGCAGCATTCCGCTGCTCATACATTGCAAGACTCATTTGATACTCCGGTTCTGATTCGTAGCGACGCAGCAATCGCTCGCCGCTGCCTAATACGAACCGCGTCCGGAGTTCGGACAACTACAACCACTTCGCTGCCGTCATCGGTCTGCGTCCTTTCGCCACCGACCGGCCCGGATGGTTGCTCCTCGCTACGCGGCTCAACACTGGTCGCCCCGTACGCTGGAAAGGTAACTACACTCACTTCGAACAGTGACCCAATCTCAGTAATCGTGCGCTCCCACACACAGTCACAATTGCGAGTACAGTTACACGTCACCCAGTCATCGCTTTGCACGGTAAACGCAAAACTCATCTGGTCCATATCGCCGCGTTTTACGAGCTCGTACAGGTCGCGACTTAGCTGCACAGTTGGGTTGAGATCTGCGGAAAACAGTAACCCTTTGCCGTCCTCTTTCAGCCGCAGGGTCCCATTCGTAGTACGTGCAAGTGCAACGCCCTCATGATTAATCATCAACCGGACATCAGGATTCGCAGCAATTGCCTTACGAAACGCACCACGCTTTATGCGCTCCGTAAACACCCCACCTATAAGCTCGCTATCCGAATCAAACACAGCTGCGTAACCGCTGATCAGATACGACTGCTCACCAGCATCAGCAGCGCGTTGTTCCGACGCGTCCAAACCGCGAACACTTGCCCGAATAGTTATGCAACCGTCACCAAGATAGGACGCTGCGTGTGTGCTGCGAGCTTCGATACGCTCGCGAATATCAAGACCGGTCATACAACCGGCGCATCACAGGCGGCGTGTAACTACGCGGCCAGCAGTAACGCGATCGCGATCAACGCATCCTCTTCATCGAGCATTGCTGCAAGTTCGCGTGCTGCAATCTGCTCTTGTTCGATAAGTGGGTCTCCAACGCGGAGCTCTTGTCCGGGACGCCTGATACCACCCCGCGGACGACGCAACTCGTCAACACCTTGTTGAGCGTCCTCCAGTGGTGGGAAGTACCTGCCCGGAAAATAGGTGTCTGCGAAATACCGGGTGAACATCAGTCGGTCAGATCGTACGTGATGCTGGTACGGTTTCCGTCGTCATCAACATTTGCGGTAATACGGTTGCGTGAATCAGCAACAGCATTACGAATCGTGACAGTTGGGCCTGCAGCTCCACTTAGCTTACCAGCAACCGCTGCGCTCACAAGTCGCATTGCGTCCTTTGCATCCAGACCCGGTTCGATCTCTTCTGTCCACGGGTTTGCCGCAGCTCCAGCATCGTTGAGTTTCTCACCCATGCTGCCGGTATCGTTGTTTGCGCTAGCTGTTGCTCCCCACACGGCAGTCGCTATGCTTTGCGGTGACAGGGCAGCTGCCAAAGATATGTCGGCGCTAACGTACGATTTTATGAACCCATTAATCGCACTGCTGCCAACTGCTGTAATCGATGCAAGCAGCTGCCCCTGAGTAATACTGCTCAGCAAGCCGGTAACACTTGCAGCGCCAGCGATAGTTGCGCTAACTGCGCTAGGCACAACAAACGTACCAGACACACTCGCGCTACCATTAATCGCACGATAACTACTCACACCACCAGTTCGCTGCGGCATTAGCCACGCGGAAGGATGTGTCCGCCCATTTGGCACACTCGCAGTGTTCAATGCGGGAACACCGCCCCAGTTAATTGTGCGATTCTTTCGCCGCCCTGGACTGTCCCAACCAATAAGCACGCCGCCGAATCCCGTGCTGCCAAGTTGGCGGCCACGGAACCCAGAAGCGTTGCGGTTATAGTTCAGGACAAGTGCCATTTGTTATCCCCACGCAGTTTCAACAGTTCCAAAGAAGTTAGTGCTTGCAGCCGTTGCCGCCCCCGCATAAAACAGTGGGACAATGCACGCACCATCTTGCACCTGAGGCAGCGATGGAAGCTGATTCATCAAGTCTCGTTCGGTCAATACGCTTGCGGTGAGTAGCGGAATAGTTGCAAGCGGACGGCCGATACACAACGCGGCAGTTCCAGCACCACTCGCCGACGTTAGCTTGAAGCTCGAATATCTACGTACACCGTTATCACCAGATGCGAGCGGCAGGAACGGCCCATAGTTGTTAGCAGCCGTGCCCGAGTGCGTAATGTGTGGTGTGATCGCTGACGCGGTACAACTGATCGTACCGGGATGCTGCGCCGTGTTACCGTCCTGATCGACATATTCGGTGCCTGTTCCCGCAGTATTGTCAATGTTGTGAGCCGTTGCACCAGTCGTGGTTGTAACAGTCAGCCATGATCGCAGCCCAGCACCCGACGTGTAGCGTGTGAGTGTGTTCGTATTGGTAAGCGTTTGCTGCGTTGCCACATTCATATTGATGCCCGGATAATACAAACACAAATCAACAAACATAAGCACGCCAGGAACACCAGTCGCGGCGGTAGCCATTGCCGCCACATTAATAAGGTGCTTTGTGTCCGTTGATACGTTACCACCGTGGTACATGCCAAACCCAGACGACTGAGAAGGCGTTTGGGCGTTCAATGCCGTTCCGGTGAATGCGTTCGCAACGGGATTCCCGTTCAGCGTCGAAAGGTCATACCAACGACCTGCGGTATATGCCGCTGCACCGGTAATCTTGTTCCAATCGTAACGATTCCACTTCCCGTTAGATGTGACCTCGGTAACGAAATCATCAAGCGATGAAAACCCCATGTTATTGCTCCTTGATAGTTGTGACTTGTCCAACCAGTTGTTGAGCCGCAGACATTGCTACGCCAGCGTTCCTGATTACACCAAGATATGCGCCGTTTGGTATCTCCGGCATTCGTTCATGGAACTGTGATTCAGCCACCGATGCAGACTCAATCGTTTGTAGCATCGTGATGGTTTTCACGAGCACAATCGCCGCCAACCCACCCGGAGGAGTCGTCCACGTAATCGACTGAATCGACCTGATGCCGGTGTCACCGCTTTGCAGCGGAATGAACGGTGCGTGCTGCCCCGCTACTGCTTGATTACTTGTCAATAACTGACCAACGGCTGTAGCACTCGCCGTGGTCCCACTACTTATGCGCCCACTCACACCATTCTGATTTGTGTAGGAAATTTCATACACTCCATTTGAGGCAGCACTGTTTTGCGTAACGATCATCGCTCGCAGCGACTGACCAGACGTGTGACGCGGCAACGCTACCGTGTTGTCCATCTCTTGAACGTCTGCGATGTCACAATCGACGAACGGATAGAAAAGTACAAAATCAGCGAGAATGTATAACGCTGGCGCGTCACCAGCCGTGCCGTGCGTCCACCACTCAACACAATGCTCAGTTTCACCACCAGCGAGCGACCAATGCCTGATCCCATTGTTCCCGTTTAGTGTGGATGCAGTAAGCGGAGCAGCAGCATACAAATTCGCAACGGGAGTACCAGCAAGCATCGTGTCGTCATACCACGCACCAACCTGGTTGGTCGTCCCGATTACCTTGCGGTAAACACTCGTCTGCACGTTCGCAGGATCAATATCACCGAACCCGAGGAAGCCCACGTTACTTCAGCCCGCCTTTTCCATAAGCGGTCGCGCTAATAAATACCTGAACCGGCGCGTCGTGGCTTTCGTTACGGTTACTGCTCCACACTGGCGAAACGCAGACGCAGTTATCACCGTTTGGGCAACCATCGCATGATCCGCGCTTTTCCACGATCAGTCCTCCGTGATCGTAAGCGCGCCGCTGCCAAACACTGGCTGCACGTTATTACTCACGGCAAGACTGCTTGTGAGCGCACCCTTGTAAAGCACTTGACCAGCACCGGAGCTTGCCGTACCAATCGCCACATGCGTGATCGTATTCGAACCACCCGTACAGAGCGGGAACGTAATCGCCGAGGCATTCTGCGCGGTATTACCACTCACAGTCCACCCCGACCCACTACGCGCAACAGTCTGACGCGAATACCCCGTATACGTCGCTTCCGAACTGGTCTGACTGCCCGCCTCACCAGGATCGGAAGTGTGAAGCGAAACAAAAAGATCGGTGTTTGCGTTCCACGAAAACGCAGTGCCGTTAAAAATACTCAACAGCACATCGTTCTCGGTTGTATTTCCCTTACTCATTGCCCCATCCCCCGGCTTTGCATTGACTTACTCCTCAACAATCTCCGCACCAACAATACGCCCACTACGATCACGCTCAAACGACACACTCTTCGGAGAAGCCATCGGAGCGTCAGGCATCGGCGGCAACTCAATCACCACATTTGGCTCAACACGAACATCGGGCGCTTTCGCAGCTTCAACCGTTACCGGCGCGTCAATCCGCACGTCAGGCGGTTGCACATCCACATGCACCTCAGGAGCCGCAACATTTACTATGGGAACAGGCTGGTTAGGGATATTCACGGTTACATGCGGAGCAGGGACCTCCGGAACGTTCAACACCACCTGCTGCGCCGGACGCGTCACACCAACACCCAACGCAGCATCGTCCTCATAATCGTCACGCACAACAGGACGCACGGCCTCATCATCACCCATCAACCCACCACGCACCTGCACCCCGCGCACACCACCATCACCAGCACCATCACCAGTGGTCACAGACCCCATCGACGTTGGGGTGTAATCATCACCACCACTAACAGGACTCAACCCCTCCGCAGCACGAATATCATTCGCGCTAAACACACCCATACCACGACCCTGCTCATAAACCCTAAACCGAGTTTCAATATCCGCCCGAAGTAACGCATCCGCATTAAACCGAGGCACCCACGAACTCTGATAACCAAACAAATCAGGATCCATATTCAACGACTGCTCAATCGTTGTCAGCCGCGGCAACACACCCTGCTTGTAGTAGAACAAATCATCCTGCCCCTGATTGCTATACGTCAGGCTCGAACCCTCACCATTCAACCGCGACGCAGGAATACCAAACGCCGTCGCAACCTCCGTATGACCCCACCGCATAGTCTCAATAAACTGCGCATCCTCAGGACTCAAACTGACCTGCTGAAACTGTGTGCCACTATGCAACACGGCAATACTATGGCTGTTATCCATCCCACCATACGCCGTATTCCACTGGTCCTTAATCCTCTGCGCAGCCTCCGGACCCAACTTCTCCGGCGTCGACAAAACACCCTTAATGCTCATGCCCTGCTGATAGAAACGCCCCTGATACTCTGACTGAGCAACCTGCACACCAATGCGCTGTCGCAACACCGCAATCGGCGACGCACCCTGCACACCATCATCAAACGACGGACCCATAATGTGCAGAATGTCGCGGCTGGACATATCACCCTCAACGGCCTCATCCCCCGTGTAAATCCGCACACGGAACACTTTCTCACCGTTAACGCCACCCCTGTACGGTGTGACATTCGCAGGGTTTATCGGCCACAACTCCGTGACCACACCAGCACTATTGCGGATCTTTACGAGATACGCGTTCCCACGTAGCAACAAATGAGCAGCAACCGTCGTCCATAACGCCGCACCCGTCATCTCCGGATTCGGCTGATACCGCAACATCAACGCAACCTGTGCGCCACCCACTACCTCACGACGCCCACCAAGCTCGTTAATAACCTGCAACGGCATCGACCCGATGGTATTACTAACAAGGCTCACCGCGCCGTACACACTCGCCAAACTAAGCGCACTCTCCGGGCGGACAATACGCCCAGCAAACGTATCTTGCGCGAGCTGCGCATACGCCCCCGTCGACCGGCGAGGATGCGCAACAACACTGATCACACCGTTTGTCGTGTCCAGTATCACTGGCCCACCACTTCAACCAGCTTCACCAAACCCCGCGGCACCAACACACGCTCCGACGTAGTTTCATGCAAAACGCCACCAGCCTCAATACGCCCACTGGTCAAATGCACAAACGCGCGACTCGCCCGCACAAGCGAGCCCTCAACGGTCGTCTGATCCGTCAAATGTATCCGCAGCACCAAGCCGCGCTTCAAATCGCGATGCATCACGCAAACAGCCGCACACCGCACACGGCGTAACTACACTAGATGTAGATCCCATACGTCTCGAGCGTAGACTGCTCAGACGCCACAGCCTGATGCACCGCAGCAACCGCAGCCAGCGCCATATCCGTCTTAAATGCATCACTGTCATCATTACGAGGATGCTTCACAAACTTCCACGCCAACCCCACATCACGCGTCCGCAAGTTCAACACCTGCTGCCGCAACTCGGGATCACCATCATGCGCAATACGCCTCTGCTTCACCGCCTCATAGAACGACACACTCGCAGGACACATATACGCATTCTCACCGCTGTACATACCAACCGGCAACCCATCCGCAGACCACTCCTGCAACAACAATCGAGCATTCCACTTATCCACCAGCATCGACTGCATCTGCAACCGCTCCGCCTCACGACGCGCATACAGATCGACAGTACTGCGAATGTCGATCTCGCCAGCAGCAGGCGGAACCCACCCACGACCTGCGACCACCAACCGATCACCAAGCGGCGCGGCAAGCAAATGCGCTGACCAGTCACCAGTAAACCCCAAATCGGTGGCGCTATACGCCAACGCGTCATCGGGAATGCTGACACCATCCACCCGGCACGCATCCCACATCTCCGCCGTAATCGGCGCATCATCATCAGCAACAAGCTGATTCAAATGATACCTCCGGAAATCAACCTCACGACTTCCCGGAGCGTGCAAATACTCGTTAATCAACCGCTGCGGATCCAACCACCCAGCCGGATTACACGCCCGAATCACCGCAGGATCCTCGATGTCAGCATCCTCCCCCCACGGAATACCCCACCGAATCATCAAACTACGCGACTCATGATGCTTGGCAACCATCAGAAACGGAGTAACCATCTCCACATCAGCACTATCCAAGAATCCGCGCTGCATATCCCCCAACGGACTGCCCGCATCAGCACCCTCAGTCGTGATAATTGCAATCATCGGACTGCGACGCGCCTGAGTTCCACGCTTGAACGCGTCATACAAATCACTGCGCTGATGCACATGATACTCGTCAATCAACGCAAAATGCGGATTCGTGCCCTGCTGCGTTTCAGCAATACGACTAACCACCCGCCACGATCCCGCATTCGCAGGACACGTAATCGCTTTCGCAAACTTCTTTGTCAACTTCTGCAACAACGGTGACGCATCATGCATCGTTCGCGCTGCATCAAACGTGTTGCGAGCCTGCTGCTCTCCCCACGCCGCGCTAAATCCCTCCGGACCACCCTCACCATCAGCACACAAAAAATAGTAACCCAGCGTCGACAAACGCGTACTCTTCGCGTTTTTCCGTGGAATCACCTCGAGATACTGTCGCCAGTAACGATGCCCCGTTACAGGATCAACTCGCAGCATCTCGTTCAGCACCCACACACTCCACGGCTCCAAAATCAGCGGCTTGCCAAACCACTCACCCTTCGCATGAGTACAGTTATTCTCAATGAACCAGCGAGCATGCGGCCCCTGCGTTGCATACCGCGGGTTGTCAACATCCCCAAAAGGGTCACGCTTCGGCATCGGGATTCCACACCCGTGGAGGAGCAATCGAAACGAGCTCACCACCAGCACCGTTCGTGGTGTCATCAAACCTGTCAACCATCACAACCAACGCCTCGATACGCTTCGACGCTGCCTCTAAAACAGTGACACCGGGATGCTTCTGCACCTGATCACCAGCGTTCACAATCGTGACAGTTGTTTCCGCCTCAATCTCCGCGACAGCTGTACGAGCGACACGCGCCCACGCGTCAAGCAAGTAGGTCAAGTGTTCGCGCCCCGGGTTAGACCCCTTGAGCAATCGCTCTTCACGCACAGTCGCAGCTTGAGCGAGCTCGCGAGCGGTTTTCCGATTGTGACCACCACTTGCCACACTACCCTCCTGGTACACAAACAGCCCCCAATACAAGCAGCTGTAACTACACAACAGCGTCGGGCGCGCGCGCGACCCCCGCCCCGTTTGCTGACACCGTACGAAAAAGACTGAGGCGCGGT